GGCTGCTAATGGTCAGCAATTTTTGTGTGACACGTTTTTTAAAAATCGTGTTGCTCGTCCTATGCCCTTGTACTCTGTGCCTGGTTTGATCGATCATTTCTGATTGGTTTTTTTTATGCCTTGGTCGAACCCGATAGGGTTTGACTAAGGAGAAAGGTTTCTTGTGAGAGATTTAATTGGTTTTGTTTCGTTTGTTTTGGCTGTTTTCATGATGGTCTATCTCATTCAACAATTTATTCCTGCGGGGTGATTTATGTTTGGCATTGATGATGCTTTAATGGCTAAGTTGGCTCCAGCTGGTATCGGTTTTGTTAGTGGTATGTTGACTAATAAGATGGCTACTGATCGTGCTGATGCTTCTAATGAATGGTCTGCCGCTCAGTATGCTTCTCGTTATCAGACTACTGTTAATGACTTGAAGTCTGCTGGTTTAAACCCTATGCTTGCCTATTCTCAGGGTGGCGGTTCTCCGCCTTCTGCTCAACAGGTTCAATTTCAGAATCCTGTTTCTTCTGCTGCTGATGCTATGCGTTCTTCTGCTGTTTATGAGCAATCTATGTCTTCTGCTGCTCAAGCTGATGCACAACTTAAGCAGATTGACGCTACTGTCGACAAGATTAAAGAGGAAACTAAGAATATTCCGATTGAAGGTCAGCGTTTGAAATATGCTATTCAATTGCTCGCGGAGCAAGCTGCTCTTGCTGCTCAGCAAGGTCAGACTCAATCTGATCAACAAAAAGTTCTTATAGCTACTGTTAAGAAACTTAAATCTGAAACTACTTTGCTTGATCTTGACATTGATGCTGCTAAACTTCTCGACAATCTTGGTCGTGAATCTAAACAACTTCAACCTGTGGTTGATGTTATTCGTTCGTTACTTCGTAAATGATTTTTTTGGAGGCTTTCATGTCTAAATCTGCTGTTTTTCTTCGTACTCCTTACAACTATGATGTGATTGAAGCGTCTGACGCTTCTGCTCTTGTTTGTGATGATCCTTCTTTGGCTCAACAACACGCTAGAGACGAAAGTGATATCAACACTATCGTCAAGCGTTTTGGCCTTACTGGTGAGCTTCCTAGTGGCGTTCGTGCTCCTTCTTATGGAGACTTTACCGATGCCACTGATTACCATACCGCTTTGAACGCGGTTATTGCCGCGGATGCGGCTTTTATGCAGCTTCCTGCTGATGTTCGTACCCGTTTCAACAATGATGCTGGCGCATTTGTTGATTTTGTGTCGGATGACAACAATCGTGCCGAGGCTGAAAAGCTCGGCTTAGTGCTGCCGAAGGCAGCTTCCAACCTCGCACCTGATGAAGGTGGCGAGGTAGCACAGTCCTCTACTTGATGTTAACTGTGCTAGGTGACACCTTTTTTTAACGATTGGAGTTATTTATGAATCCCCTTTCTCGTCATTCTGTATCGAAGCGCGGTAGTGCTTCTAAGTTTCGTAAACATGCGTCGCGTACTAAGAGCGCCAATTTGGCGCCTCCTCCTATGCGTGGTGGCTATCGACTGTAAGTTATGGCCTGTTTCCATCCGTTACAGGCATATCAATGTGCGGATGGTTCTATCATTTTTTCAGAGAGGAAGGGGGACGTTGTACGTTCTCTTTCTTTACCTTGTGGTCAATGTCGTGGGTGTCGCCTTGAGCGCAGCCGCCAGTGGGCGGTGCGCTGTATGCATGAAGCAAGTCTTCATGAGAAGAACTGCTTCATTACTTTGACCTATGACAATGATCATTGTCCGAGTGATCGGTCTTTGAATTATGGTGATTTTCAGAGGTTTATGAAACGCTTTCGTAAGCGTTTTAAGGACTCTACTATCCGTTTTTATATGGCTGGAGAATATGGTGAAAAGTTTGAACGTCCACATTTTCATGCGTGTATTTTTGGGTTTAATTTCCCTGATCTCACACTTTGGAAACGTACTCCTTCGGGTGCTCTTATTTATCGATCGAAATCGTTGGAAGATTTATGGCCTTTTGGTTATAGTTCCGTTGGTGATGTTACTTTTGAGTCCGCTGCTTATGTTGCTCGTTATGTGATGAAAAAACGCACTGGAAAGTGCGTTGGAGATCATTATGAGACAACTGATATGGAGACTGGAGAGATCAAGGAACGTGTTCCTGAGTTCAATCGTATGTCTCTTAAGCCGGGTATTGGGTATGGTTTTTATGAGAAATTTACATCTGATATCTATCCCCACGACTATGTCGTGATTAATGGTCGAGAGACCCGTCCCCCCAAGTTTTATGACAAGAAATTTGCTGATGACTACCCTGAAGCCTTTGAAGCCTTGCAGTTTCAAAGATTTGTGGATGCCGTCGATCGTTTCGACGACAACACCGATGAGCGGCTATGTGTTAAGGAACAGGTTTTGGAAGCAAAATTTTCTCGATTGAAACGTCACATTGAATAGGAAAATACAATGGAATATTCTGTCCAAATTCTCCATATCCGCGATATAGTCCATGCTGCTAAGTTGCTAAGGCTTCTTAAATCAAAAGAAGCCTTGGTTAGTTCGCAACTTGAGTTTGTTCGTAATTATTTGAAAGAAAATTCATGATTAATGTCATTTGCTCCGTTAAAGATCGCGCTGCTGATGCCTTCGGCCGCCCTTTGTTTGTTCCTTCTGTTGGTTTGGCTATTCGTTCTTTTACTGATGAAGTCAACCGTGCAGCTGATGACAATCAGATGCATCATCATCCTGATGATTTTGATTTGTATGAGCTTGGTACCTTTGATGACAATACTGGTATTATCGAGTGCCACCTTTTCCCTAAGCAGCTAGCTATGGGTAAACAGGTTAAGGTTTAATCTTTGGGGCTTCGGCCCCTTTTTTTGGAGTTTTTTTATGCATCGCAACAAATCGGTGTCTACGCACCAATTCGCTATGATTCCGCGTGCGGAAATCCCTCGTTCTAGTTTTAACATTGAAACTGCTCATAAGACTACGTTTGACGCTGGCTATCTTGTTCCTATCTATGTTGACGAAGTTTTGCCTGGTGATACGTTTAATCTTCGTATGACTGCCTTTACTCGTTTGGCTACGCCTCTTTATCCAACTATGGATAATTTGCATTTTGATTCTTTTTTCTTTTTTGTTCCTAATCGTTTGATTTGGTCTAATTGGCAGAAGTTTATGGGTCAACAAGAGAATCCCGGTGATTCTATTTCTTATGTTGTTCCTACTACTTCGACTCCTGCCAGTGGTTATGCTGTTGGTTCTATTTTTGATTACATGGGTCTCCCAACTGTTGGTCAAGTTGGTACAGGTAATACTGTCTCTCATTCTGTTCTTCATCTTCGCGCTTATAACCTTATTTACAATGAATGGTTTCGTGATGAAAATTTGCAAACCTCTGTAACTGTTAATAAGGGTGACGGCCCTGATTCTTATACTGATTATTCTCTTTTGCGTCGTGGTAAACGCAAAGATTATTTCACTGGTGCTTTGCCTTGGCCTCAGAAGGGTTCTGCTGTTTCATTGCCTTTAGGCACTTCTGCGCCGGTTATTTCTAATGGTACTTCTCCTACTTTTACTGCCAATTCCGGCGGCCCTATGACTATTGGTCGTCGTTCTGTTGCTGGTGGTAATGTTTTAGGTCAAGTTGCTGGTTCAGGTACTTGGACTGATATGACTGAGGGTTCTTGGGTTAATACTGGTATGTATGCTGACTTGAGTACTGCTACTGCTGCAACTATTAATCAGTTGCGTCAGTCTTTCCAAATTCAGAAATTGCTCGAAAGGGATGCTCGTGGTGGTACACGTTACACAGAAATCATTCGGTCGCATTTTGGTGTTATTTCTCCCGATGCTCGTTTACAACGTCCTGAGTATCTTGGCGGTGGTTCTACACCTATTCAAATTAACCCGATTGCCCAAACTTCGGGCACTAATGCTTCGGGTACGTCTACGCCGCTTGGTAATTTGGCGGCGATGGGTACAGGTCTTGCGCATGGTCACGGATTTACACAATCATTCACGGAGCATGGCGTTATCATCGGTTTGGTTTCTGTTCGTGCCGACCTTACGTATCAGCAAGGTCTTCGTAAAATGTGGTCTCGTTCCACGCGTTACGATTTTTACTTCCCAGCTTTTGCCATGCTTGGCGAACAGGCCATTCTTAATAAAGAGATCTATGTTCGTGGTGATTCCAATGACGTTAACGTCTTCGGTTATCAAGAACGTTGGGCGGAATATCGTTATAACCCGTCTTTGATTACTGGTTTGTTCCGTTCTACTGCTGCCGGCACTTTGGATGGTTGGCATTTGGCTCAAAAGTTTAATAACTTGCCTACTCTTAATAGCAATTTTATTAGAGAGGCCCCCCCTGTTGATCGTATTGTTGCTGTCGGTGAGGCTGCTAATGGTCAGCAATTTTTGTGTGACACGTTTTTTAAAAATCGTGTTGCTCGTCCTATGCCCTTGTACTCTGTGCCTGGTTTGATCGATCATTTCTGATTGGTTTTTTTTATGCCT